ATAAACAAAATGCCGGTTAAGAGAAAACTAGGAGGCTAAAAGATGGGAAGAATCAGCATTAACGAGAAAGACCTCGACTGGGGAGTTGGTGTTCTTAATGACGGTGGTGGTATTTCTTTTGTAACTGATTACACGGTTCATCCAAGTGTGGCTCACTGGGATGCAGGAAAAGAAGCTTGTCTTATGACAAAAGACGATGCTCGTTACATTGCGCTTGGTCTTTGTTCACACGGCTCAATTGCTGTGGTAATGGAGATTCCAAAGTTCTTGCAGCTTAAGAACGAAGGTTAAATAAAAACACCCGCAGCCGGAGGCTAAACCAACTAGCGGGTGGAATTCTTCCAAATATGGAAGTGGTGTTCAAGTTAAATGTACACGCGGCGGACAATTCCGTCAAGGGGGAAAACAAAGATGAACATTATGAACGAAATCCGTGGCTGCCGTCCTTTCCCTGTAGATAAGGACAGGCAGGAAAGATGTTCCAAAGTTCTTGATGATTGCGGTATGACAATCACTGAACTTGCAATGCACTTGGGAATGCAAAAATCCTATGTATCAGAAGTTATCAGCGGAAGACGACTTTCTGCAACATCTGAAACCCGCATTGCTCAGTTCTTCGGACTTACACGCACTCAGCTGTTTCCTTTGCGAACTGCAGAAGAAATAGCAAGAATGCGACAGGCAGAAGCTGCAGAAAAGGCAATGCTCGAAAAGAAGAAGCAGGAACGCATGGAAATGCGCAGACGTGCACTTGAGGGAGCTGCCTGATGGAAACCGTAAAGACTAAGGAGCTTGCCGAAGTCTTAGGGCTTTCGCGCAAGGGTGTTATCGAAAAAGCCCGAAAAGACGGATGGGCTTTTGTGTACAGGGGAAACTCCATGCTTTTTGTGGAGAACAGACTTCCAGCAGACGTGCGCTTTGCTGTTGCACTCTACCGCTCTGGTAAGCCGGTTCCTGTACAGAACGAAGAAAAAAAGGATGCAAGGCTTTATTCGGGTGATGCTTTCCTTAACGCCGGAGAAAAGGCTCAGGGAGAAGCTACCTGGAGAGCGGCTTTAATCCGCGAGTATAACAACAGCGGAATGAACGTTGCGGCCTTTATGGAAGTGTACAACGGCTGTAATGCTTTTCCGGTTCTTAGAGAAAAACTTGGAGAAGTTAGCCAGGCAACTTTCTACCGCTGGATAAAAGCTTTTAAGGAAAACGGAGCAAGCGGAATTGTTCCAAAATATGGCATGAGCCGTGGCGGTGCTGGCGAAAGTCTTCTTGATGAAGAGCGTGAGCTTTTGCGACGCTTCTGGCTTAAAGACACTCAGCCTAGTGCAATGCACGCTTTCCGCCTTATGAAGGCTAACATTCCATATTCAAAGTGCAGCTATCAGACAGCTTTGCGTTATCTGAACAGTCTGCCAAAGGCTACTGCAGGATACTTCCGGGGCGGCGAAGGTCGCTTTGAAAATGCCTTTCTGCCACACATGGAGCAGGACATCACACGCTACAGAAGCCTTGATGTTGTGGTTTCGGACCACCACTGCCTTGACTGTGTTGTGCTTTACCGCGGTGAGCTTATCCGCCCTTGGATTACTACTTTCCAGGATTTGCGGAGCGGTAAGGTTTTGGGCTGGTGTCCTTGTGTTAAGCCTTCAAGCCTTTCAATCGTTGTGGCTTATTACATGTGCTGCATGCGCTACGGTATTCCGCTTTGTCTTCTTTTCGACAACGGTAAGGACTACCACGCAAAGTGGCTCAACGGAAAAACTGAGACTGTAACGGTTATGAATCCGGAAGGCATAGACGAGGAAAAGGAAGTTGAGTTCAAGGGCTTGTTTGCTCTTGTGGGCTCGGACGTGCGCTTTACAAGAACTTACAACGGTAAGTCTAAGGCTCGCCAGGAGAGATACTTCCGAATCATCGGTGAATATCTTGCAAAGGAAATGGGAAGCTACGTTGGATCTGATTCACGAAGCAGACCGGAAGAAGCTCAACTGATGTGGCGAGGAATCAACGGCAAGGAACAGAGACACGACATTCCAACCTGGGAAGACTTTGTTCAGAATGCCGAAGCGATGATTGAGTATATCAATGATCAGATTCCTTGCAGTTCTGATTACATGGACGGAAAAACTCGTTCCCGCGTGTTTGCTGAGTGCTTACCGCCGGAAGAAGAAATCCGCCACGCTTCAAAAGAAATGCTGCAGAAGGCTCTGGTAAAAGGCGAAGTGCGACAGGTGAACAGACAGGGCGTGACAATTGGAAAGACTAATTTCTACTCAAGCGATTTGTTTGAGTTCTTTGGCCGCAAGGTTCGTGTTTACATCAATCTTCTTGATGACCGCGAAGTTACCTGCTTTACGCTGGACGGAGATTTTATCTGTACTGCAAAGGCAGACTACTTTAAGGAAACTGGAAAGCTTGACAGCGACATTGGTCGTCTTACTGGTGAACGCAACCGCCTTACTCAGATTGCTGTTTTTGGTTCGGGCGAAATGACCATTGCCCCGGAATGCGAGACTATGCTGGATGTTGCCCGCCGCGCCTATACAGGAAATCAGCTTGAGAGTGTGGAGAACTTCCTTGGTAACAGTTCTGATGTGGAGAGCGCAAAAGACTACAAGCTCGCCACTAAAAAATCAACGCTTAAAACCCCTTTTATGAAGGGAATAAATATTGGTGTTCAGGAGGCTAAAAATGAACAGTGAAATTGTCAAGAGACTTAATGACACTCTTGAAAAGTTCGGAATCAGCAAGGCTAAGGCCAGCCGTGACATGGGTTACTCAAGCGCAATTTTGAGTGCTTACACTACAGGTAACTATTCTGGCGACCTTACCAAGCTTGAAGACAACATTGTGCGCTGGATTGCCCGACAGGAGCAGGCGCATTCCCGCAAGCGTATTCCAATCGTTGAAACAACGGCTCTTAAGCAGGTTTTCAACGCTATTGAGCTTGCACACACGGAGCACGACATCGCTCTTATCGTAGCAGATGCCGGAAGCTCAAAAACCACATCGGCTAAATACTACGCCGACCAGAACGAAAACACGGTTATTTACATTGCGGTAGTTGCCGGAATGAACCGCTCTATGCTCACAAAAGAGATTGCACGTCAGCTGGGAATTGAAACAAACCGCGTGCCGTTCAATGCCCTTGTTCAGCAGACTGCAGAAGCTTTGGCAGAGCGTGACTCTCTGGTAATTCTTGACGAAGCTGACTACCTCAAAGCTGATGCCTTGGAGTTTGTCCGACGTCTGGTTTACGACCTTGGAGAAAGCGGCCTTGTGCTTATCGGTTTACCGCGCCTTAAGGGTATGATTCAGAACCTGCGCAATGACCACCGCCAGCTTGAAAGCCGTATCGGAATCTTTTTACAGCTCGAAGGTCTTACAAAGCCGGACGCTTCTTTGATTGCAAAGAGCGTTTGGGAAGACTGCCCTGCAGATGTAATAAGCACTGTTTACGGAACTGCAAAGAGCGACGTGCGACAGTTCACAAAAATTCTGGAGCGACTCCAGAACACTATGACACAGAACAATCTTGATGTTCCTACTGTTGAAGCTGCTGAGCTTGCAAGCACACTTGTTTTGAGGAGACGATAATGGCAAAGCTGATAAATCCACTTTCCGGAGAAACAAGCATTGTGCCGGAGCTTGCACCTAGACGCGGCCGCCCTGCAAAGAATGCGCCTGTATATGACGATGACAATAATCTGATTATTACATCTGAAGAGCGCGAGGCTATCAACGAGATTGTTGAAGACATTCGCCACACTGCAAAGAAAGTTGAAGCTCTTATGGTGTCTGCCGCTCAGAACTACTTCAACCTTGGAGAGATTCTTGAGCGAGCTTCTAAGAAAGCAACCTGTTCTATGACAGCTGCAAAGTACGAAGCAAAAACAGGAATTCCTGCCCGAATGGTAAGCACGGCTTTTAAGATTTACAAGGAGTTTGCAAATAATCCTGACGGTCTTACTGGCCTTACCATGAGAGAAATTGCCATGCGCATCGGTGAAAAAAAGGAATCGGACGAAGGGGAAACAAGCCCGGTTCATTACAATCTGCCGGAAGGTCAGCTGGAGTACACCGGAGATTATGACTTCGGGCTTCCGACAATGAGCGGAATTGAGCTTTTCAGTTACAGACTTCATGCAGATACAAAAAACGGAAACTTCTTTCTGCTCAGCAAGAAAGACAAGATTCCAATACCTATCGGTGGGCTTACTGTTGACCAGCCGCACAATGACACAATGAAAGCTGCATACAACGAGCTTTTGGTTCAGACACAGTGCGCGCTGGAACGCTACTACGCTCTTATTGAGCAGGGAGGCAATGAATGAAAAAGTATCAGAGTTTGCAGACTGTGGATGATACAAGAAAAGAGCTTGTAGTTTGTGCTTTGAATAACCTGGTAATGGACGCTTTCAAGGACAACGGCATTGAGGTTCTTGTAAACATTCTGCCTAACGGCACACCGATGAAAGATGACGGCGGAAAAATTCTTACCGTAGGATTTTTTGTAAGAAACGTTTTCTGCCGCTACATAAACGTTAAGGATGATTCTCCTGCAAAGATGTTCATGCGATGCAGTGAGGTTCTTTATCAGATGCTGACACAGGGAGACTGAAAAATGATTTTGACTGAAGAACAGTTTGGCGTAGTAAGCGACAAGATTGATGAAATCATAAAGCTTGCATTCAGCGGCATTCTTGGTAATGCACGAGCAAGCCTGGTTGATATTAAAAGTGCTGCAAAGGAAGCAAAAGACGCTTTGTTTGAAGCAACTATCGGAAATGACGGCCCGGGTGCCGCATAAATAAAAGGGAGGTACTGAAAATGGGTACACGTTACAAGCCTGATACAGGCAAACTTAATTCTTTGGACGATGTAGATCTCGCTCTCAAAGAAATCGGACTGGTAGAAAAAGAACTTGAGGCTATTGATGCCAAGGCTGCAAAAGAGATTGCGGCAATCAAGGAGCGTGCAGCAAAAGAAGGAGAAGACCTTCGCAAGAAGATCCAGGACACAGCCGCTAAGATTGCAGCTTATGCTGAATACAACAAGGGCGAGCTCTTTAAGGACAAAAAATCTGTTGAGCTTACCTTTGGAATCTTTGGCTACAGAAAGAGCACAAGCATTCATGTTAAGAAGACTACTCTGGAGCTTCTTAAAAAGCTTGGCTTTACAGGCTGTATAAGACTTAAGGAAGAGCCGGACAAGGAAGCTATGGCAAATCTTTCCGACGAAGAGCTTAAGACTGTTGATGCCTGCAGAAAGATTAAGGATGACTTCTTCTGCGAGGCTAATCTTGACGAGGTAAACAAAGACCTTCTCAAGAGTGCGAGCTGATAAATGCGGGGAGTCAGTTCTGGATGTCCTGATTCTCCGCTCCATACCAGGAGGCTGTATGGAAATTGATTCTATGAGCGCAGCAATCCGCTGTGTGATTGACGGTATGCCGGACGGCACCTGCTTCTTTGGCAACGAGCTGAAAAAGAAAGTTGTTAGGGTATACCCGGAAGCCCGCCACGCTTATGTGGCGAGTGTGCTCCACTGCATGAGAAGATGCAGGGGCGATGTCGTAGAATGCATAGACAGAAACGACTCGCTGTACAGAATCAGAAGGAATGCTGCATGATGAACACAGCGCAGAAACAATGGATCAGAATGATTCATGTAGCAAAAACTAAACTGAATCTTGACGATGAACGCTACCGCGCCCTGCTCACAGGGGCGTGTGGCGTTGAATCATCAAAGGAAATCAAAACCTGGAAGCAGTACGATGCCGTTATGGCCTCGTTTGCAAAGCTGGGTTTTGATTACAAATCAAAATCTTATAAAGCCGACACAGCCCCACAGGAAGGCCGGAATCCTAAATGGATTTCTGAAAAACAGGAAAAGTACATCAGGGGCTTATGGCAGCTTGTGGCAGACAACAAGAGCGACAAGGCTCTTGAAGCTTTTATTGAGCGCATTACTGGTTCTATTCGGATTGAGTGGCTCAGAAAGTATCAGGCAACCGACGTAATTGTTGCTCTGCGTAAAATGGCTTGCGAGAAGGGAATTAACCCGGACCGCAAGGATTAAAAAGGGAGAGGAGCTGAGCCATGCTGTTCACTGTACATGAGACCGCATTCATTCTTGATGTTAAGCCTGCCCATGTTTACTATCTGTTCAGCATGTCGAAGGTAGACGGAGCAATTAAGGTTCTTGACTGCTGGAGAATTGACGAAGCTTCTTTGAGGGAGATGTATGAACGAATCCATGCTGAAAGAGCTGAACTCTTTACCGACGGTCTTGAGTTTGAAAGATTTGAAAACCGCCTTGAGACTGTCAGACAGAAGTATGTATCGGATTGTTCAAGACCCCGACCTTCACGCGTTCAAAGACGGCCGCGACTGGAATGTCCTCAAATCCGACCTGATAGAATGGCTAGAAAAAAACGAATGAAACAACCGGCTCTGTGTGAAGACTGGGCGAACGGTAACTACTGGTAAATGCTTTTTTTTGAGTTTATAACAGAACTGTGACATCCACGGTTCTGTTTTTTTATGCCCTGATTTCATCATTTAAATAAAAATAAAACTAACATTAAGCTATGCTTAATCTTCAGATTATCAGATATAAAAAATCCTATGACTTCCGCGCCAACGGTGCCGCGCCTGATTCTTTTGAAAACAACTGGAAGAACAACTCGCTCGACTGGCTTGTTTTGAAAGATGAAAAGGGAGAGCTTTTCCGCTGTCACTGTCAGACTGTGGCTAACTACTGCTTTGGTGTTAATGCTACGGCTGACACTGTTGCTCACGGTGACACTATTGCTCCTGGAACTTTTAAGGTTCGCCTTTTTGCTGCGCCCCGCAATTTCCACGGAGAGATTCACGAAATCATTGAAACTACAGACCTTGACGGTCAGAGAATAGACCACAACGCCATGCAGACTACTGAGGGCGGCTTCCAGAACGGCCGCTGGCTCATTCACGACAGATGGAGTGCAAAGCTCGGTAAAGATTCAAACTACGCATGGAGTGCCGGCTGCTTTATCCTCTCTTCCGGCGACCTTATGGCCTTAAACAACCTGTTACATGCCTACGAGCTTCCGGCCGGTTATATAATCGCCGGAAAACTTATAGAGACCGACAAGGAGGTGTAAGGATGAAAGGTAAAATCCTTTGTCAGCTTTCAAAGATAATTGCATCGGTTATTGTCTTTGCCGCTCTGGTGGTAAACGCAATTGCTAAAACTGAACTTGTTCCAGTTGATGATGCAGTAAAAGTTGGAGCTTTTATTTTTGGTGTCTTCCTGCCGATTGATGTTTCAATCTGGATTGACATCATAAAAAGCTGGTTCCGAAAGACTATCCCGGCTGACGGTAAAGACGATGGCAATTAGGGAAGTTATAAAAAAGGCGGCAGCGTTTGCCGCCGGATGTGCCGGGGCTGTTGCCCTTTTGATGTCGGTTTTTCTGTTCGGTAAAAGAACAGGAAAAAAAGAATCTGCTGTAAACGTGAAAGCTGATGATGCTGCACGGAAAAAGGAGTCTGAAATTGAAAAAACACCTGCTGATGTTCTTGCTGGTAACTCTCCTAATGCTGCCGCTCTTGGCAGAAGAAAAGACGAGCTCAAGTCAGACTTTAACTCCAGAGCAGACTCTATCACAGAAAACTTTTTACACACGAGAGGACGTGCTTCTTCTTGTGGATCAGCTGAAAGCTGAAGCTGACGCGGCAATTGAAAATGCCTACGACGAAGGCTA